ACAGACCGAAACGGTCCTTTCTATCCGCCGGAACTGGAACCCTGATGACAAGAAAAAGCTTAAGCGCAACCACTTCGTACATTATTCGTACGTTCCGGGCTTTGGCTTCTACGCTTTTGGCCTTATTCACCTTATCGGTGCTTTTGCTAAGTCTGGTACCAGCCTTATTCGTCAGCTTGTCGATGCTGGTACTCTATCTAATCTACCGGGTGGATTCAAAACTAAAGGCTTGCGCGTCAAGGGTGACGACACCCCGATAAGCCCTGCGGAATGGCGCGATGTGGACGTAGCGTCGGGTACGATGCGCGACAATATCATGCCGCTGCCGTACAAAGAGCCAAGCCAAGTGCTCTACAGCCTTCTGGGTACCATCGTAGACGAAGGTCGTCGCTTCGCAGGTATGGCGGACATGAAGGTGTCTGACATGTCTGCACAGGCTCCTGTGGGCACCACACTGGCTATTCTTGAGCGTACGTTGAAGATGATGAGTGCCGTGCAGGCACGCGTCCACTATGCGATGAAGCGCGAGTTCCAGTTACTCAAAGGTATCATCCGCGACTACACACCAGATACGTACAGCTACGAGCCAGAAGAAGGCGGTCGTCGAGCTAAGAAGTCCGACTATGACAACGTCGATGTTATTCCTGTATCTGACCCCAACGCTGCCACTATGGCGCAGAAGATTGTGCAGTATCAGGCTGTTATCCAGCTGGCCCAAGGCGCTCCGCAGATTTATGACCTGCCATACCTACACCGCCAGATGCTTGAGGTGCTGGGTATCAAGAACGCTGAGAAGCTCGTACCACTCAAGGATGGTGACGACATGAAGCCGCGTGACCCTGTGTCTGAGAATATGGACGTCATCAATGGCAAGCCGGTCAAAGCGTTCATTTACCAAGACCATGAAGCACATATTGCAGTGCACACAAGCGCTCTGCAAGACCCCAAGATTATGCAGCTTATGGGTCAGAACCCCAATGCGCAGTCAATGCAAGCTGCTATGCAGGCACACATCGCGGAACACCTTGCGTTTGAGTATCGCAAGCAAGTCGAGATGCAGGCTGGCGTACCGCTGCCTCCGCCAAATGCTGAGATGGATGAGAACACCGAGGTGGCAATCTCCCGCTTGGCGGCTGCGGCAGCACAACAACTGCTTCAGAAGAACCAAGCCGAAGCTCAACAGCAGCAGAACCAACAGATGGCACAAGACCCCATCGTCCAGATGCAGCAGCAAGAGCTTCAGATTAAGCAGCAAGAGCTTGAGCTTAAGAAGCAAAAGATGATGATCGAAGCAGCTGAGAAGAACGACCGTATCGAGCTTGAGCAGATGCGCATCGAGTCACAAGAAGAAATCGCTGGTCTCCAGATCGGCGCAAAACTTGCCACTTCCAAGGGTGACTTGGAAGCTAAGCAGGAAGAAGCTGGGCTACGTATGGGTATCGAGATTGCCCGCGAAGCCACGCAAAATGAACGACCCGTTCCCAACCAAGCAATGCCTAAGGAGAATGAATGACACATGAGTTACTGATGTACCTGTCAAAAAAGGTACAGGAGGAGATTGACGTGATGAGCGGCGATCTCGCCCGTGGGACCGCAAAAGACCATGGGGAATATAAATACGCCTGCGGAATTATCCGTGGGCTTATGACAGCAAACGGTTTCATTGCTGAAGCCGCACAAAGAATGGAACAAGACGATGACTGATATTGTTGGGGTCACCACCCCCTCGTTAGTGGGCCTAAATGGCAAACCCATTGTGGCAAAGGACAAAGAACCGGAAGTTCCGGTAGAAGATCGTGCAAAGCAGCTTCCAGACCCATCAGGCTATCGCATTCTGTGCGCTATCCCAGAAGTCGAAGAGAAGACCGCTGGCGGTATCTTCAAGGCCGACTCGACCAAGCAGTTTGAAGAACTCACTACCCCAGTGCTTATGGTGCTGAAGTTGGGTCCGGATTGCTACAAGGACGAGAAACGCTTCCCGTCTGGCCCATGGTGCAAGGAAGGTGACTTTATCCTTACTCGCCCGCATGCAGGTAGCCGTGTGAAAATCCATGGCCGTGAGTTCCGCATCATCAACGACGATAGCGTAGAAGGCATCGTTGAAGACCCACGGGGCATTTCCCGCGCTTAACGGACGTAACCCGTACAAAGGAGAAGTAAAATGAGTATGCAGAATGATGACTTCGAGGATTTTTCCTACGAAGTCGAAGACGAAACCCCCGTTTCTGAGGCTGATAAGCCCGAAATTGAAATCGAAGATGATACTCCCGAGGCAGACCGTGGGCGTGAGCCTATGCCCAAGGAGCTTGTCGAAGAGTTGGAAGCTGATGAGCTTGAAGACTATTCCGACAAGGTAAAGACCCGTCTGAAGCAGATGAAGAAGGTCTGGCACGACGAGCGTCGTGAAAAAGAACGTGAGATGCGTGAGAAGACGGAAGCTCTTTCCGTTGCCCAACGCATCCTCGAAGAAAACCGTAGGCTAAAAAACACGATAGCGCAGGGCGAACAGTCCCTTATGGGTAGCTATAAGCAGGCTACGGAGATGGAAGCTGCAGTAGCTAAACGTGAGTTTAAAGAAGCTTACGAGTCAGGCGATGCAGACCGTCTAGCAGACGCTCAAGAAAAGCTTGCAGAGGTTAACTACCGCATGCAGCAAATAAATAGTTATCGTCCTACTTTACAAGAGGAATATAACGAGGTAGAAGTACCGCAACAGCAGGTGCAAGTTCCGCAACCTGACCAGAAAACTATGGCGTGGCAAGAGCGCAATACGTGGTATGGTACAGACCCGGAAATGACCGCAGCTGCTCTTGGGCTTCATCAGAGGCTCATAAATGAACGTGGCCCGCAGTTTGCAGGTACCGACGAATATTGGGGCGTTGTAGACAAAACTATGCGCCGTCGCTTCTCCGATTACTTCGGGGATGAAATGGATAATGGCGACACCAAACCCACTGCACGTGAACAAAAAGCGTCACCGGTCGTTGCTCCAGCCTCACGTACACGGTCCCCCAAAAAGATTGTGTTAAAACAGTCCCAACTGGCAATTGCAAAACGTCTAGGTTTAACGCCTGAACAGTATGCCCGTGAACTTATGAAGATGGAGAGATAAAATGACTAATGTAGCTGATAACAAGGTAGGCGCAGATCGCGCTCCCCGTGAAACTCGTGTAGAAGCTGAGCGTCCTAAAGTATGGCAACCGGCATCGGTCCTGCCAGAACCGGACAAACAGCCCGGATATGCGTATCGTTGGATACGTGTATCATCAATGGGTAAGAATGATGCCCCCAACGTCTCGTCCAAAATGCGGGAAGGCTGGGAGCCAGTGGCCATTGAGGAACAACCCCAGTTTCAAATGCTGGTGGACCCAGATAGCCGTTTCAAAAACAACATCGAAGTCGCAGGACTGTTGTTGTGCAAGGCACCGGAAGAACTGATGCGTCAGCGTAAGGAATACTTCGCTGGTAAAAATCAATCTCAAATGGATTCCGTGGACAATAACTTCATGCGTGAGAACGACGCTCGTATGCCACTCTTTAGGGAAAAACGGTCTACGACGTCATTTGGCAAAGGCAAATAGCTAAAGGAGCTATAATATGGCATACCCTTCTGTTACCAGCCCTTACGGGCTAATCCCAATCAACTTGATTGGCGGACAGGTTTTTGCTGGTGCAACTCGCCAACTTCCAATCGCAACCAACTCTTCGACTGCCATCTTCTATGGTGACGTCGTTAAGTTGCTCGCAGGCGGTACTGTTGGCAAGGACACTGGTACAGACTCGGCCACCCCTGTCGGTGTTTTCCTCGGTTGCACCTACACGGACCCAACCTTCGGTCTGACATTCCGTCAGTACTACCCCGGCACCACGAACATCACCGACGTCACAGCGTACATTCAGGAAGACCCTGATGCGTTGTTCAAGGTCGCTGTATGCGCTGGTACCAACTCGAACACTGTAAGCTATGTAACACAGGCTGCTGTTGGTTCGAACCTCAAGCTGGCAAACGGCGCAAACAACGTTGGTTCAACTTCGAACGGTAACTCTAAGGTCGGTGTAGACTCGACCGAAGGTACGACTTCGACGTGGCCTATCCGCGTTGTGGACGTTGTTCCTGAGACCGCTCTTGCAGGTAACCCCGGTTCTTACACCGAAGTTATCGTAAAGTGGAACCAAGGCACCCACAGCTACCTCAACCCAACCGGTCTGGCATAAGGAGACTGAACAATGGCAATTTCACGCGCACAACTTCTTAAAGAACTGTTGCCCGGACTGAACGCTTTGTTCGGCCTCGAGTATGCACGTTACGGCGAAGAGCACAAAGAAATCTACGAAACGGAAACTTCCGAGCGTTCGTTCGAAGAAGAAACGAAGCTTTCTGGTTTCTCGGCTGCTCCAGTCAAGAACGAAGGTTCGGCCATCGCATACGACAACGCGCAGGAAGTCTTCACTGCTCGCTACAACCACGAAACGATTGCCCTCGGGTTCTCGCTCACGGAAGAAGCGATTGAAGATAACTTGTACGACTCCTTGTCGTCGCGTTACACGAAGGCATTGGCTCGCGCCATGGCCTACACCAAGCAAACTAAGGCTGCTGCAGTCTTGAACAACGGCTTCGACACCGACTACACTGGCGGTGACGGTCAACCATTGTTCTCGGCTTCGCACCCATTGGTTTCTGGTGGCACGAACTCGAACATCCCAAGCACTCCTGCTGATTTGAACGAAACGTCGCTTGAAGCGGCTGTAATTCAGATTGCAGCGTGGACGGATGAACGTGGCCTGCTCATCGCGGCTAAACCGCGTAAGCTCGTCGTACCGCCAAGCCTGATGTTTGTTGCTACTCGCTTGCTCGAAACCGAACTCCGCGTTTCGACTGCAGACAACGACATCAACGCAATCAAGTCAAACGGCTCTATCCCAGAAGGTTACGCTGTAAACCACTTCTTGACCGACACCGACGCATGGTTCTTGACCACCGACGTGCCAAACGGTCTGAAGCACTTTGTTCGTACGCCAATGGCGACGGGCATGGACGGTGACTTCGATACTGGTAACGTACGTTACAAGGCTCGTGAGCGTTATTCGTTCGGCTGGTCAGACCCTCTGGGTATGTACGGCAGCGAAGGCGCAGCCTAATAGTTTCCCCGAGAGCGTAGCTCAAGGGAACGGGGGGAAGGGAGGAGAGAAATCTCTTCCCTTCTTTTTTATTTGTGCACCGAAGCTCTGTGGCTTACTAGGAATGCCCGACTTAGGTGCAGTTAACGCGCCAAGGGTATCTGTGACTTTCCCTGTAGGCCCAGCGGTATCTTTAGTTACCGACTGTGGCGCGCCATACTTGCGAGTCTTTGTCAGGTTGCTTTCTGCAAGTTTTTCAGCGGCACGTGTAGCAGTGCGGTCACCGCCTGTGCGCTTAGCGAGGTCGTCCTTGGCATCAGCGGTACGCTGGGCACGCTTAGCTTCAAGTACTTCAAGAGCCCTACCGCTTTTGCCCTTTGAGTCCTTTGCGAAATCCTTATCAATGTCTGCCATGCGCCGGTCGTAACGCCCTTGAGCGCCGCCAGCAGAGAACTTTTTCATCTTGCGTGCCATACTTATACCTTCCTCATCTCATCGACCTTGGCTTCAAGGCGCTCAAAGGCCCGGTCAAACCGGTCGCCTAACCTGTCAACTAGTGTGTTCATCTCAGCGCGAGTAACATGGTCGCGGG